GATGTAAGAACCTTAAAGCCAAGTTTAGTAGTCTATGTACTGAGCATGGAGGTCGGGACACCTTTAACCACGCACGATACAACCAGACAGAGAAGCGCAGGGATGCGACAGACAAGTACAACACTAAGCAATGGCGCACACTCAGACAGATACAACTTAGCCAGTACCCACTATGTGCAGGATGTAAGCACGATGGCATCATAAGATCAGCAGAACACGTTGACCATATATTCCCTTGGCAGCAACTAGGCGAACACGCATTTACTTTTAATCTATTCCAATCCCTATGTGCATCGTGTCACTCAAGTAAGACACAGCTAGAGCAACAAGGCATCTTTAGAGCGTATGGAGATAGGGACTACATAGCTCAAGATTATCGTATTGCGGTGGCAAATCCCAAATAATAGCTAGAAAGTTAAATATTATGAAGCCATCTAAGAGCAAGCTCGGCACACAATTAGCTGCAAATCAAATTGACGAGGGAGGGGTTTATTAAGTAAAATAAAACCATGAACAAAAAACCTCCAGAACTTCACTTAATTGACGGGACAAAGCCAAAAGGCAAGTCTACGCAGAATACTGCGGTTGTTCCTGACTCAATTAAAAAAAGAATTCCAGAAGCCGAATGGTTAGACAACCCAAGCGCATGGAATAGAAAAACCTTTATTGCCGAAACATCTAATTATCTTTTTGAGGTTTACGGGATTGGAAGCGAACAGGAAAAAACCACGCTATCAATGTTGGCTGACCAAGTAGAAACATATGTAACTTGTGTAGCAGGAATAGCACAGACGGGATTAGTTGTTGATTACAACGATGGCAAGACTACAGGCGCATCACCTTATGTTGGCATTAAGAACAAAGCAGCAACGCTAATTATTCAATTAATGAACGAATTAGGGTTAACGCCTAGAGGTAGATTAAGCGTTAAAAAGCCTGATGACGATTCAAGCATTAGCAAGTTTCTACGAGGTGCGAAGGGGTGAACTGGACGGACGGTGTTGTATATGCAAAACAAGTTGCGGTTGGTAACATAAATGTATGCCGTGACGTTCGCCTAGCTTGCCAACGGTTTCTTAACCAGTACGAGAATCAAGATTGGCAATGGGTATTTGACGAAGATTACCCGCAACACGTTTTAGAGTTTGCGTCACAACTACGCCACACTAAGGGACATCAGGCAGGGCAACCTATAGAGCTTGAGCCTTTTCAAATATTCCTGATTGTTGCTATCTACGGCTTTCGCAATAAGAAAGACCGCAATAAGCGCATGGTGTCGGATGTCATTGTGTACATCCCACGCAAAGCGGGAAAGTCTACGCTGACAGCGGTAATAGCCTTATACGAGTTAGCCTGTGGTGAGGCAGGTTCTGAGGTCTTTACTCTGGCAACCAATAGAGAACAAGCGACTATCGTATTCGATGCCGCTAAGGGCTTTATAGACAATATGCCCAAAGAGTTTAGCAACCTATTTAATCAATCTAAATACGAGATTAAAAAGGTTGGTGACGCTCAATCTATGTTTAAAGCATTAAGCAGAGACACCAAGAAAACGGGTGACGGTAAGAACCCATCATGCGTAATTATTGACGAAGCAGCTCAGATTGTTGACCGAAATTCAATAGAGGTTCTGCATTCTGGCATGGTGGCTAGGCAGAATCCGTTGCGTATTTACATCACTACCGCATCGTTTACTAAAGAAACCAAGTTTTATGAAGATATGTCTATGTATCAATCCATGCTTTATGGCGAGGCTACAGACAACCCGAAATGGTTTGGCTTGTTGTACGGACTAGACCCACAGGACGATTGGCGTGACCCTGTGAACTGGCAAAAGGCTAACCCAATGCACGGCATCAGCGTATTTGAAGAAGCTATTGCACAACGAGCAGAGGAAGCCAAATTTAAACCCGCAGCTCTTAACGAGTTTCTTTGTAAGACGTTAAATATCTTTGTATCTGCTAATACAGCATGGCTAGACCGTGCGTACTGGGACGATAAAAAAGCCCTTATTGTTGAGCAAGACCGCAAACCTGAAGCCGTATTTATTGGCTTTGACTTAGCTGCTACACGGGATTTAAATGCTGTCTGTACGCTAAAACGCTTTGGCGAATTGGACTACGAAGCCCATTGGCAATTCTTTCTGCCAGAAGAAGGGCTTACACACGTTCCCAAGCATTACATGGACATCTTTAGAGTAGCTATTGCATCCGGCATATTAAAACTAACTGAAGGAAATGTAATGGATGACCGAGAGATTAGCGAATACATTAAGCAACAATGCAGCCTGTATGACGCTAAAGAGGTTGGTTATGATGCCTACAATGCTGCGTCACTTGTTGCCCGTCTGCATGATGATGGGATACCAGTTAAGAAAGTCGGGCAGGGCATGGCTACATTGTCTAACCCATCAAAATATATAGAAAAGTTAATCCTTAACTATCAAATCAAGCATGACGGCAACCCTTTTGTCGGTTGGCAGCTTGGTAACTGCGAGGTTTACGAGGATGTAAACGGAAATATTAAAGTTAGAAAAAACGAAGCTGACAAATCAGCTAAGGTGGACGGAATTATTGCTTTAATAATTGCCTCGCATTGTTCATTAGATAACCCTTATGTATCCAATAGTTTTGGTTTTCGTAGCTTTTAGTTTAAAATTGATAAACAATCGTTTATTTATTGGGTGAAAACATGGGTATGTTTGACATATTTAAGAGCAAAAAAACGGCTCAAAAAGAGTCAAATACGCTATTTGGACAAACCCAATTAGGTAACAATGTCATATATCAGGGGCAAGGTGGGCGGCAAACCGTTAGCCAACAGCTTTTATATGTAACGACTAGCAGCACCACTACGGCAGGTCGCACAGTAGATATGTCGATGCTGACTCGTAACTCTACAGTTATGGCAGCGGTGGGTGTTAAGGCTAGAGCATTAGCACAATTGCCAATTAGTATTATGAGCAAAAGCGATGACGGTACATTTGTTGACGCTTTGCAGTCACCTAAAATTGGCGCAAGGGATAAAGCAAAAGCCAAGCAAGTGCTAAACCTGCTACGCAATCCTAACAACTTCCAAAGCCAATATGAATTTTGGTATCAATGGTCAATGTGGCAAGACTTAGCAGGAGAAACCTTTACGCTTTGGTGGCGAGCCAAACAAGAGGAATCAATGCAAACACCAATCGAGATGTACAACCTTGATAGCACATTGATTACTGCACGGCTCACAGAAACCCGCTACCCTGCATACTCACTTAGTACGCCAAGTTACGGGTTTAACAAAGATGAGCCGCTATCAGCGCATCAAGTTTGCCACATTAAGGAAGCGGCTTGGCAAGGCAGCAGCGGATTTAACAAAGGTATCCTAGCTACCGAACTGGTCGCATTAGATCAAGACATTGACCTGTATGCTAACTTTGTTATGCAGAACGGCGCAAAGCCAAGCGGAATGTTTGTAACAGAACAAGTCATCCCAGACGCTAAATACAAAGAAATTGCAAGCAGACTTAAAGAGGCTTGGTCATCTATGACAGGCAGCCGACAGACTGACCTAAGTAAGCCCGGTCAAGGTATGCTACTAGACCAAGGTATGAAGTATCAGCCCTTAGATATGCTGACCTTGCAAGACACGGAAACCAAAGAATTAAAGAATCAAACAATGAAGCGTATCTGCGGATTGTTTGGCGTTCCACCCGCAATGATTGGCATAGCCGACCAGAAGTACAACAACACCCAGACAATGATGGATGAGTTTTATAAAGCCACCATGTACCCGATGATTATTAATATTGAGCAGAAATTAAACTATCACTTGTTTAAAGGCTATCCTAATTTGTGCGTGAGGTTTGATACTAAAGACTTCCTAAAAGGCGCAGCTTTAGACCAGATGAACTTTGCTGTTCAAGGTGTAAGCGCAGGAATCATCACGCAAAACGAAGCCCGTGAATATCTCAATATGCCCAAAATGGACGGACATGATGAGCTTATTCAAGGCAAAGCACCAGAGCCAATGACGGGAAATAGCCCACAAGATACTGGTGGCGGCGGTGGAAACCAAAAGCGCAGAGCCGCAATTGGAACGACATGATGGGCATAAAACAACTTTGTGCGTTATTAACTACACAAATTAAGCGTCCTAATGCTAAACTACCAAAAAAAGTAGTGTTGCCCAAAATACAAGATAATGACCAATCCATAAAACTTGGGGCAATTAATGAAAAATATCACTCTAATCTGCGAAGCAAAACTTGATCTTGGTAAATCCGCAGACGAGGCAGCGAACCCAACTGGTGCAATTGAAGCCCGTGTAACTACATGGGGCGCACGAGAAGGTGCAGACGGACGCAGGTTTAACTATCAGCCAGAAGGTTTTATGGATTGGGCTGATGAGTTTGCCAAGTCTGAAAAACCAATGCCAATGTTTTTAAACCATAACGATATTGGTATGCCTATCGGTCAATGGGACGAAGTGATGTTTGACGATGAAGGCATGAGCGCAAAAGGTCGTTTATTCCTAAACACTATGGCAGGTGCAGACGCATATTCAGTATTGAAAGAATCGCCCAAAATGTTTGGCGGCGTTTCTGTCGGTGCTTATGCTGATGAAGCCTGTATGGTTGACGCTGAAGGCAACGCCCTTGTGTCTGGTGCAGACGATAGCGAGGCATATTTCCAAATCACTAAAGGTGGCTTGCGTGAAATTTCGGTGGTTATGTACCCGAATAATCCAGAGGCGAATATCCAACAATTGGAATATTTTGACGCTGAAGGAAACGCAAACCCTAGAGCAGTTGAGAAAGTCTTGCGTGATGCAGGACTATCACGAAAAGATGCGACCACCGCATCTTCTATCCTCAAGAAAGTATTAGAACAGCGTGACGCTACTAAGACTATTGAGGAAGCCCCAAAGCAGGGTGAGCCTGATGCGGTGGTCAATGAAGCCGATAACATTCTAAAAGCCTTAGAGGAAAGAGAATTGTTAGCGGCATTATCCAAACGTATTTAAGGACTTATCATGTCAGAAAAAATCATTGAAAAACTTGACGCAATCGAAGCATCAAATGCAGCTAAGATTGACGAAGTTAAAGCACAAGCAGTAGCCGCAATTGAAGAAGCGAAAGCATCGTTCGAGGAAAAAGTCGCAGCACTAGAAGCGAAGGTATCTTCTGTTTCAGCCGTGCCAGTTATTAAGACTTACAAAACAATCGCTCAAGAAGTCAACCGTACTATTAAAGAGCAAATCCGTGACTTTTACAAGTCTGGTGCTAAGGTTGAAAAAGAACTAAAAATGTTTGCTGATGCAGGTCAGTATGATGCTTACATGAAAGAAGCCTCAGCATTGACAGGCGGCGGTGCAGGTATCGGTGGACGTACAGCTTATGATCCAGTATTCGCACCTTTGCGTTTGCTTAATCCTATGCGTGGCGTTTCCCGTTCTGTTGCTACTGACGGAGCAACATACCAGTTCCGTGCCAAGGTTGGTGATGCAGGTGCAGCATGGGGTTATGCCATTCAAAACAACGGTGCAGCAACGACTGAAAACACAAATATCTGGCAATTGACTTTGCAAGATTTGAACGTCCAGTTCCCAATCCGTACAGCCGCACTTGATGACATCGATGGTCTGGAAGCTAATGTCGTATCAGACATGATGGCAGAATTCAGTCAGGCTGAGGCGCAATCGATGATCGGCAACAATGACCAAGCCGCACAGTCTGCATCCAATCCATACGGCGGCACTAACGGTCTGCGTGGTCTTGACCAATACGCAGGTAACAACGCTACATACACAGGTGGAACAATCAGTACCGCAGCCTTTGGCACAAGCGGCACAGGTTCAACTTCCGGTTTGCATAGCCTTGCAACTTATGACCAATTGACCACAAACGCCAATACCGTTGGCGCAAACAACATTACATACAAAGACGTTATCAACTTCATCTACAGCTTGCCACAACAGTATTGGACAACTACAGCATGTTTCGTGATTAATCCCGTGTTGCTCCAAGCAATTCGTGGTTTGACAGACTTGCAAGGACGCCCAATTTACGTTGACGGTCTTGCTCGTGCTGATGGCATTGTTGGTCAATTGCTTGGCTTTGATGTGGTCGTTAACAAGTATTGTGAGAATCCTTCACAAGCAACCGTTGGTGCAGTCGGTACAACTAGCTTGTATCCAATGTACTTCGGTGACTTCCAGAAAGGTCATACTATCGTTGATCGTTTAAACATGATTCTGCGTAGATACGATCAGACGTTGCCCGGATTTATAACTTTTTACGGAGAAAAGAGATTAGCCACATCCGTGGTCGATCCTTTCTCAATCATTCGCTATCGCTCAACAGGCACAGCAAACTAAGTAAGAAACGGGGTGGGCTCAAAACTCACCCCGATTACTAATAAATACTGGAATAAATATGAGCCTAATTCTCGAATCCATTAAGACCGCTCTGCTTGAAGGCAGCGCAACCGTTAACTTGAAAGAAGCATCCGCATTAACTGGGTCTGGTTCGGGTGTTGGCGGTCAAGTAATTTATGATGATGCTTTTGCGTCTAGGCGTGAACACAATCCGCTGCGTGATGGATCAAGAATTATTGAAACGATTGGTTCAGACCAAGCGTTCGTTGTAAAAACTGGTAACGCTACGTTGATTCAAAACGGCAGCAACAACCCTTGGGGCTATCCTGTAAACAACAATACGGGTTCTCCAAACATTGCTACATCGTTCTGGCAACTTCCCGTGCGTTCAATTAACGCAGGTGTACCAATTAGAACAGCGGTGATGTCTGACATTAACGCACTAGAAGAAGCTATCGTTGATGATTTAATGCTCGAATTCGCAGAGCAAGAATCCCTCTCAATGATGCTCAACAATGACCAAGCTGGAAGCACATCAGTTCAGTTTGGCGCAACAAGTGGTTTGCGTGGGCTTAACAGCTATCTAGGCAGCACAACAGCAGCAGCCTTTGGTACTAGCGGTTCTGCAATTACTAACGGCGTACACACGGTTTTACAGGTTGCACAAGCAGCGCATCAAGCTGTTGCTTATGATGATTTAGCAAACCTACAAGCAGCATTGCCATCACAATATTTATACAAAGACACAACCGCTTGGATGATGCATCCGACAACGATTGGTGTATTGCGTAAACTTAAACAGTCAGGAAGTCTAAACCATTTTATTGAAGTCGGTAGTGAAGATGGTGGCGCAGTCGTATTTATCTTTGGACATCGTGTTATTCCTAATCCGTACATGGACATTAGCGGTGTCGGAAAATATCCCGTCTACCTTGCCGAATGGTCACAATTCTTTACGATTGCTGACAACGAATTAATGAGCATTAAACGCTTTGACCAGACGCAACCGGGCTTTATTTACCTGTTTGCAGAGAAGCGTGTTTGCTCAACTATTCGTGATGTGTTTGCAGGTGTGCGTCTGGTAGGTGTTTAAATTATGTCTGACACATTGGCAGGAAATCCTTATCTAGGCACTAACCGCAACCCGTTTAACTATGAAAAAGTTGAGCAGGTTACCCGTGACATTGTTACGGAGTGGTTGACGCTCGAGGAAATTACTCAACAGTTAAATCTATTTCAAGACGAAAGCCAAGATTCATACCTAAGCAGCATCGAACTTGCCACAAGAATGGCTATTGAGGACTATTTGGGAATGAGTATCTTTGCCGTCCAATATAAGACCTACTACGGCACGTTTAACGGCATGGGTGGCAGTCAGGTAAGCCTAGACTTGCCAGAGGTGTCACAAGCCTTTCAAGGGCAGGCAGGCGTAACCATTAATTCGGTTCAATACTTTAATGGCGATACTGCGCCCGTACTAATTACGATGGCAGCATCAACCTATTACTACGACCCAACTGGTAACAAGGTTGTCGTTAACGGCTTGCCAAACACGGTTAGCAACTTTGTAACGAACCCGATTATGGTTACTTACACTTGTAACGCTAACCCTGTCGGTCAATATCCTGTTATTAAGCAAGCGGGATTAATGCTTTTAACGCACATTTACAACAATCGCAGCAACACAACGGAAGCCAAGTTAAATGACATTCCTTTCGGCGTAGCGCAATTGTTGCGTCCGTATAAGCCGTTGGTGATGTAGATGGCAATTGCCCGTTACGAAAACATCGATGTAAACAACGTCACCAACAGCATTAATGCTTACGGTGAGCAGACTACAACGATTGCATTATGGTTTGCAACACGGGCAGTAGTTGCTGATGTAAGTAACAGCGTAAGAATTAGTGAGCGTTATCGTGTTTATTCTGACTTAGTTAATTTGACTTTAAACTACACACCAAACACTAAGCTGATGGTTGATGAACAGAACTTGTTTTCTATTACATGGCGTGACTACGATTGGCGCATCATTGACTCTAGGGAATCTAACAACCGCATGAGCGTGACTTTTGTTTGCTACCGTAACGATCCGGACACGCCAGTATGAGCCAGAATAATCCTGCGGTATATGCTCAAGCAATACAAGCACAACTGGCGGCTATTGTTACGCCCGTTCCTGTCTATGCAAACTTTAATCGCAACTATGCAACACAAGCAAAGTTTTTAACTTGGAATCTGCGTAACGTACATCAGCCTGTGTTTACAGGAACAAATCAAAACAACAAAGGCATTGATAGACCAATATTCCAAATCTCGGTTTTCACACAATCCTTTGTTGATGCTATGACAATTAGCAATACGATATTACAATCGCTACATGGCTACAGCGGTCAATTCGGCGGAGCATCAGGTTTTTATATAAGCAAGGCTGATGTTGATTGGTTATATAACACCTACGACAACGAAATCGGGTTGCAGCAAGTAATACTGGATTGCACCTTGGACATTCCAACATAAGACAGAACTCATTTAAATTTTATTAAGGAACGATCATGGCTCTCCCAAACAAAGTGTTACCCGGCTTTAGTGCAGCACTATATGCACAACCAACAGCTACGCCCACACCGTTGACCGTAACGCAACTATCATTGGTCGCAAGCGTTGCACCACTAGCTATTGCTGGAAACCTTGTTAACGTAGAGGCTGTTCCTGCATTTGGTCAAGATGATGCGATGGCTAACTTTAGTATTGCAGGTAGCCGACAGTCGGACAAAATCCCAACACAGTCTGCACCTACATCATTAACAATCACAGCACCGTGGAATCCAAGCGATTCACAATTGTTGATTCTCCGTGGTGATGCATACTCCGGTGTTGTAGACCGCACGTTTATTATTAGTGCGACTGAAGGTACAAACATTGTTTACTACGCTTTTAACGGGCGTGTTAGTCAATTCCAAATCGATGCACAACCCGGCGCAGAAGCCAAGGCTGTGTTTACCATTCATCCCCGTGGCAACCAGTACGGTTGGTCTAACAACGCTTAAGGTGTAATTATGGCTATCCCAAATAAAATACTACCCGGCTTTGCTGCGTCAATGTGGATGCAGTCAGGCGCAACACCAACGCCCTTTTCAACTGCTAACCTATCGGTATGGACTGCACAAGTCGCAACGCTTGTGGGTACTGTAGCGAACGGCACAGGTGCTTCTGGTGTACCAGTTAGCGTAGAAGCTGTCCCTGCGTTTGGGCAAGATGACGCAATGGCTAACTTTTCAATTGCCGGAAGTCGGCAGTCGGATAAAATTCCTACGCAATCAGCACCAACAAGTTTGACAATTACAGCGGCATGGAATCCATCGGATGCAGGTTTACTCTTGATTCGTGGCGATGCTTACTCAGGCGTGATTGATCGTACATTCGTTATTGCTGCGGTTGAGGGCGTTAACACTATTGCTTACGCTTTCAATGGTCGAGTAAGTCAATTCCAGATTGACGCACAGCCCGGTGCTGAATCCAAATGTGTCTTTACTGTACACCCACGGGGTAATCAGTACGGTTGGAGTAACAACACATGACCCTAGCAGCCGCAATTAAACTATTGTCATCTACATATCAATCGTTGGACATTGTGGCTCAAGGTTGTGTTGTGGATGCCGCTGAGGTGGATGCTGCGCTAAAGGCAGCAGAGCCAGATACCGTAGAGGCGGTTTGTTTGCAAGTTTTAGCAAAACATAATCCGTTTGTTCCGCAACCAAAGACAAAATAAAACATGACAACGACAATACAAAACAGCAATGAATTACTGGCGTACTTGCTTCAGCAATCAAATAGCGGCATGAAAAATTGGTTCGGGTTTACGCAACAGCGTATTACTGGAATTAATCTTGCTCACGAAATTGCTGCTCGACACGCAGACAAGATGACACCGGACGAGATAACCGACTACGTTATCAGTCTTAATAATTCCATTTATCACAAGCTCATCAAGGGTGACGGTAATGGCAACAACATCGTTTAAGTTTGAATACATAGGTTTTGTTGAAACAGATGCGTTGTTTCGTCAAATACAAAAAGATTACGGCGCAAAAGACGCACAAAATATTATGCGTAATGCCGTGCGTAAATCTATGAAGCCAGTATTAAACGCAGCGAAAAACTTAGCACCAAAAGATACTGGAGCATTGGCGGCAAGCCTTCAAGTAGAAACAAGAATCCCAAGCAAAAAAGATTTACGCTCAAAGTATGTTGAAAGAGGCGATGCTGTTATTAGTTTAGTAACTACGGCATCTGGCAAAAAGTTAGCTAAAAGAAAATTTAAGAATTTAAAAACAGGCGAAAAAGAATCTTTTGATGTAGTGACGAAACAAAGCTATGGCAAAGAAACATACAGTACAGATCAAAGGGTTTCGGCAATGGAGTTTGGCAATTCACGCACAGCATCAAGACCTTTTTTGCGTCCTGCTTTAGAGATGAGCTCAGGTGTAGTCGTAGATAGTTTGGCTGAATCTTTAAAATTCAGCTTAGAAAAATACAAAGCAAAACAAGCCAAGAAAGGGATAGTATGAACACATTTTCACAAGCACTAGGAAGTAAGTTTAATAAAGACGCATTGCGAATCCGCACGTTTGAATTTAACGGACATACGTTTAAAGTTAAAGTTCCTTTAACGGCAGAATCAGACGCTATGTTTGAACGCCTAAAGACACCAGACGAAGCGGCGGTTGAAAAGTTCTACAAAGAATTATCTAAAGACTTTACCGAAGCAAGCGACACCGTACAGATTACTGAAGATGACGTAATTATTGAAGGTCGCTCATTGCGTGAGGCAGCTAAAAGTAAAGTTCTTATTCAGGCACGGGTTACAGAAATGATCCGCTTGTTAGTGCCGGAAGAAGAAGGTTTTAATATGTCTACCGTTACATATGAAATGGTAGATGAGCTATTTCCGTTTGCCATTCAACTGCAACTAATGGAATTGATTGGAGAAACCGTAAGCCCGTCTTATACTGCTACTAAGGGAAAGTAATCCGGTCTGTACGTAGGCAAGTTAAAGCGTACCTGACAGCCCACGGGACAGACCCAGCAACGGTAGACGAGGAAACCTTTTCAGATATTGCGGTGATGTTTCACGCAGGATTAATAGGCAATCTTGGATTGCTTGAGGTTTTAGGAACGCTGACCGCAGGGCAATTTAATAAGATGTTGCCGAAAGGTAAATCACCTTTTAAACTAAAAGACATTATCCCGAACGCCTACGATTATTTGTATCCGCCACAGACAGAACAAGATAAGAAGGAGCAAGCAAGTCAAAGCCTATTGGCATTTGCAATGATGAGTCCAAACGCTCCGGCTCATTTGTTTAAAAGGTAAATAAGATGGCAAACATTGCACGACTAGGTGTAGTCCTTGGATTAAATACCGCAGAGTTCCAGACGGGACTTGCGGGAGCAATGAAGGGACTAGACAAACTAAAGACCGGAGTAGTTGCCGCAGGTGCAGCAGTAGGTGCAGCAGCCGTTGGTATAGCGACTTACACTAAGTCAGTTATTGACAACATGGACGCACTATTTAAGCAAGCGCAAATGGCAGGTGTAACTGTTGAGAGTCTATCTGGTCTAGCGTATGCGGCAGACTTAGCAGGTGTTAGCCAAGAGCAATTGACAACAAGCATGGGACGCTTGGCTAAAGGCATGGGCGAAGCCGCACAGGGTACAGGTGAAGCACTAAAAGGCTTCCAAGCATTGAATCTTGATTCCGCTACATTTAAAGGTACGGATGATGCATTAATTCAAATCGCTGAAAGACTTTCACAATTTAAAGACGGTGCTGAAAAAACCGCTATTGCTATATCTATATTTGGCAGAAGTGGCGCACAGTTAATTCCTTTCCTAAATGCGGGTAAGGATGGAATTAAACAATTAACCGATGAAGCTAGGCAATTTGGAATTATTGTCGGCACAGATACAGCACAAGCAAGCGAACGATTCAACGACAATCTGACAAGAATACAAGCGGTAGGCAAAGGTTTGTTTATTCAAATTGCTGAATCATGGTTGCCAACGCTTAACAACCTGACCGAAGGATTTATCAACGCAACTAAACAATCTGGCAGTTTTTTTGGCAGCCTAGCAGCTACGGCGGAACGTGCGGTATTTGGCAAGTCATCCAATGCAGTTAAAGAAATAGAAAGGCTGCAAAAAGAAATAAACGATATAAATAAAGTCTATCCAGAGGGTAGTGCGTTATCACGGGCGGTATGGGATAAAAGTTTAGCTTATTCAAAGGCAAGAATTGCAACCTTGCAAACTCAAGTTAATGATGAACTAAACGCAGCATTTCCAAAAGAGTTGTTAGGATATACGCCACCAACAAAACCAGACGCACCAAAGCTCACAAGCATAGACAAGCCTAACGACAAAATGAAAAATATGCTAGCTGAAGCAAAAAAGCTAGCATCAGAGTACGAGCGAGAACGTGAGCACTCTTTGCAAATGCTTAAAATTAGAACTCAAATGGAGGGTTTAACAACTAATGAACGAAGGGTTCAGGAAGCAGTTAACGAAGTCTTGGACGCAACCAGTAAGAAACTACAAGAGATTGCAGACAAGCGTGAAACAGCCGCAGGGCGTGATGCTAGTGCCGAGATATTAGCTGAGTACGATGCACAAGCCGCAGCCGTTCAAATGCTTGGTGATTCTTATGTTGACTTAGCTCGCAAGCAAGAGGAATCCTCTATTGAGGCACAACAGACTTTTTCTTACGGTTGGAATCAAGCGTTCCAACAATACGCAGAGGACGCAGAGAACTACGCTAAGGTTGGCAAAGATATGTTCTCAGCGGTCACGGGTGCGATGTCTAGTGCTATTAACCAGTTCGTAGAGAATGGCAAGTTTTCATTTAAAGACTTTGCAAGCAGCGTTATTAAGGACTTAATTAGAATCCAATTACAGGCGCAAGCAACTGCATTGTTCAACGCAGGTTTAAAACTTGTTATGGGTTCATTTGGTGGCGGCAACCCGTTGTCGGGTGGCAATCCATTATCAGGCGATATTATGGGAGTAATGGCACGAAATATGCCCGGTGCAGCAAACGGTGGCGTGATTAATAGCCCTACGTTAGTTGGTGAACGAGGTGCGGAAATCTTCATGCCCGGACGCTCTGGCACGATTATTCCAAACAATCGGTTGTCTGACGTAATGGGCGGTGGCGGTGTAACCTATAACGGCACGGTCATTCAAAACATGCAAGCTATAGACACGCAGTCTGGTCTACAATTTCTTGCCAAGAACAAGATGAACATCTACGCACTTAACCAATCGGCAGGGCGTTCTATGCCCACAAGTAGGTAATTATGAGTCTTACAACTATCCTAGCAAATAGCGAGTCGGTTGGTATAAACGATCAAAGATTTGTCGGTCAATTGGTGAGTAGAAACCAACGTATCTCAACGTCAGAAATCCTGACTGTTGTACCGTTTGCGTTTGAGCTAACTCCGATGAATTACCTTTTGTATAGTCAGAGTCGTGGATTGCTTAACACTTTGCGAATACCTGATAAAGCACTTGAGCAATACTTAAACTTTAGTACAACCGGATGGACTAATTACATTCGTTACCAAGGCGATATGACGAGTGTACAGATAGCGGCTTGTGTCTTTACTTCTGGCAGCGCAAACAAGAACTTAACGCTTGGCACATTACCATCGATTGCTTCAACGGCTTTTATCGTTAAAGCGGGTGATTTTTGTCAGGTTGGACGATACGCATACATTGCAACCGCTGACGTATTGCGTGGTTCAGGCTCAACGGTTTCTATCCCTGTACACCGTAACTTAATAACTCCCGTAACCACAAACATTGCAGCGGTCATTGGACAGTTTGGCACAACCATAGCTCTTGGCGGTTCGTCATTTACAGGCGTAACCTTTCCCGTGATCTTGCGAGAGTATCCAACCTATACCCTAGTGCCAATGACTAACGACAGTTTTATAAATTGGAACGGCAGCTTTAAAGCATTTGAGGCGGTTTTATGAACAACATAGTTCCAGTACAGAACACAAACAATATTAGATACGCTGACTTTGTGCGTGTCACAACACCATCAGCAACTTACCGCTTTGCTACTACACCGTCTGCGCTAACTGTCCCTGCGGTAGATGCTTTACCGTTTGATGCGTTAGGCTCTCTTATCCGTGTTGGTGACGCACAGCAAGATATTAAGTCAACTGCTAATGAAACTGTATTTACATTGGTAGGCATTGATACAGCGGTTTTAGGTTGGGTGCTTAGTCAACAGATCAAAGGTTCACAGATAGAAGCATGGCATGGTTTTTTTGATACTAGCGGCGCACTTATAACCACGGGCGGTACTGGTGGCTTGTATCAATTTTTTAATGGCTACATTTCATCGTTTGCTATTAATGAAGAATGGATGGAAGAATTGCGGCAGTTTGTCGGCATTGTGACGGTTTCCGCATCATCCATTCAACTTATTTTAAAGAACAGAATTGCAGGACGCTACACCAACAATAATAGTTGGCAGTTCTTTGCTAACGGCGATACGTCTATGGACAGAGTGGCTTTTATCTCTACGATCAATTATGCCTTTGGCAAAGATGCACCACCAGAAACATGATTAGAAAAGCGACAAAATACGACAAGATACAGATTATCGAAATGATGAAATTGTTTAGAGCAGAAAGCAACATTGAGCAATTTGAAGACATAGATAATGAGCCGTATTGGAATAGACTGTTAGACAACATCCTAGCGGGTGCGGGTGTGGTGTTTATTGAAGAAGGCAAAGGCTTAATCATGGCGTTAATTAGTCACACGGCATGGTGCGATAAGACTTACCAGATGTATGAACTAGCGTGGTATGTAAAGCCAGAGTGTAGAAACACTACAGTAGGTTATAGATTATTAAAGACGTATGTTGATTATGGAAAGCAACTTAAAGAAAGTGGACGCATTAAGTTATTTTCCATAGCCAAGATGGTGACAAGCCCCGATGTGAAATACAATAAATTCGGGTTTGCCAAGTTAGACGAAAACTGGATTCAATGATGTTTAAATTAGCTTTAATACTATTTGCATTGACCTACTCGGTTGAGTCTTTTGCTATTGGCGTAACAATTGTCACAGCAATTGGTTTAGCCGCATATAGCGCAACACTTGCTGCGGTAGCGGCAATGGCAATTAACATGGTTGTAGCCGCAGTTATTTCAAAAGCATTTTTTTCGCCAACTCAACCATCTAGTGCAGGCGGAACGGACGCTATCTCTGGCGGCTCACCGAATCCTGGCAATCGTCAACAGATACCACCTGCTACCGACAATAAAATACCCGTTGTGTACGGTACTGCATGGGTTGGCGGTGCGATTGTTGATCTAAGTATTACTAGCGACAATCAAAAACTTTATTACTGCTTGGCACTTAGCGAAGTCACCAACACTAATCAAGGTCAGACAGCAGACACAATCACATTTGGCACAATTTATTACGGTGGCAAACGAGTTGTCTTTGACCCGACAGAACAGTTTAAAGTTATTGAATTAGTAGACGATTCGACAGGCATTGTGGACACAAGTATTGCGGGTAAGATTAATATTTATCTTTACTCTAACGGTTCTAACAGCCCAACTAATAGCAGCCAATCAGCCATCAGCCTAATGAATAGTGCAGGGTTAACTTACACTTGGGCAAACAGTAAGCTATTTACTAATTGTGCGTTTGCTATCGTTCAAATAACTTACAGCCAAACCGCTAACATTCGAGGCATTGAGCAAACTAAATTCCAAGTCATCAACAGCCGTAATTCTGCGGGTGATTGTATACAAGATTACTTAATCAATACCCGATATGGCGCAGCGTTACCTTTAGCGCAAATCAACACAACAAGCCTAACCGCACTTAATGTCTACTCAAACCAGAACTTTACTTATACAACCTACACAGGCAGCACGACAACGCAGCCGAGGTTTAAGTTTAACGGTACGGTAGACACTAACCGCACGGTGATGGATAACCTACAGGATATGTCCTCATGTTGCGATGCACTTATTAAGTACAACGAAGTAACCGCACAATGGGGAGTGATTGTTCAGAGTCCTACTTACACGGTTGCAATGGCATTGAATGATAGCAATATTGTAAGTGCAATAAGTGTTAGCCCGACAGACATAGCGGCATCGTATAACTTTATAGAATGTAAGTTTCCAGATAGTTCAAATCAGGATGCTTTTAATGCGTCCAATTTTGACTTAGCGCAGATTGCTCCAAACCTTTTATATCCTAACGAGCCAGTTAATAAAATATCTTTATCATTGCCGTTTGTGAATAACAACGTCCAAGCGCAGTACATTGCCAACCGAGTTTTAAAGTCTGCAAGAGAAGATTTGATTGTTCAGGCAGACACTAACTACATTGGGATACAGCTTGATGCAGGTGACATCGTAACGGTTACTAACACTAGCTACGGTTGGACGGATAAACTATTTAGACTAAACAAAGTTAACCAAACATTTACAGATGATGGCGCAATTATTGTCAAATTGGCTATGAGTGAGTTTAACCCTGCGGTTTTTGACGATGTAAACATTACCCAATTTACTCCATCGGTTAACACAGGTATTGGCAGCCCTTTATTCTTTGGCACAATCCCAACGCCAATAGCAACGGATGCAGGACGGTTTGCGGCAGAGCCTTATATCTCGGTTGATATAACTACACCGACATCTGGCATTGTTCAATACTCTGAAATCTGGTATTCAGCGTTTCAATTTCCAAACGAAGATCAACGAGTATTTGCAGGGACTACACAAGTTCAATCAAGCGGCAACCCCTACCCTGCGGGTGCAGTCATCCCAACGGCGTTCATTGTAAACATTCCTGCGGGTAACTGGTATTTCTTTTCACGCATGGTCAACAGTTTAGGCAAGTCTAACTATAGCCCTGCAAGCACATTACTAAGATGGACACCACAGACTTTTCAATATGTAGATAGGTACGTTTTGGTTGCTTATGGAACAAGTAATGTGGGCGCAGGATTTAGCTTAAACCCACGGACAAAGACTTACTACGGATTGGCAAACAGCAATTCAGCAAACCCAAGTCTAGTCGCTGCTGATTACACATGGTATCTAGCCGTGCCAGAAGCGTTTGGAACAGACAACTTTGTTATCTTTGCAAACCGTAATAATAGAAAGTTTACTTTTGCTGTTGATAACGCAGCGACAGCGGGTATTGGTGGTGCTTTCGTTCCAACCGAAACAAGCGTATATGACCCTACCTTGTGGTCAGGATTGCCAGACGGAACAAACGTCATTGACTTAGATGCTCGCACAGGACAGCTTACCAAGGTAGGTACGTCATCCATTTCTAGTGCTGACGGGCTACTAAGCGTAACTAACAACACACAAGGCACGATGGTTGTGTCGCTTCAAAAATTCCTAAACTTTGGTAACGGCGTATATTCTCAAAGTTTATCACCAAGCACATTGACCATCGATGTGTACGGCAGGGTTATCGGATTCTCGGCAGAGGATGATTTTTTCTATTCTGATTACGTCTTTACGGCTACGGCAGGACAGACTTCATTTTCAGTCACGCACGTTCTCGGACAGGCTTTAGTATTCCAGAACGGTGTTTTATTGCCGACTTCTGACTACACGGAAACAACGTCAACAATTGTTTTGGATACCGCTTGCGTTGTTGGTGAGGTAGTCGAGGTTATAGCAATGCGAGTAGTTAGTGCATTGGATACATACGATGCGTTGGGTATCACGGTTGCATCAGGCGGAGCAAGTGTTACATACACCGGATTGCCATTCCAAGCGTTATCAGCCGGAGATCAATTGACGTTTGCCAATACAGGCGCACCAACGGTCTACACAATTGCAACAGTAAACATGTCTACTAAAGTTATCACGTTTACAGCAACGCCAACTGAGGCTACTGTAGGCGATTCAATATATATCTTTACCGCAACAGGCGCAGAGTACAAACCTTTTGTTAGATATGAATTTGATGTAACTGCTATAAACAGCCTTACACCGACACTTATCGGAGTGCAAAGCGGCTTTGAGCAAATTTACGTTAATGGCGCACAATTTAACGAAGTTGATTATGACCTAGCAACTAATACGTTTAGCGGCTTTCCTGCACCAGTCACAGGTAAGGTTGAGTTAATTTTGTTTGCACCTAACAACTTAGGCATACCTTGTAGCAACATTACAAACACGGTTGCTTATACAATTATTGGTTTATTACCTTACAATTTTCCAAACAATCCATTAGCAATGCAAATCTACGCAAATGGCGCATTGCTTCCCAAAGGCGCAGGTTACGACTACACGCCTTATTCAACTGGCTACACTCTAGCGGTTGCTTACCAAAATGACGTTACCTTGCTTAATCAGCAAACATTTGCACGAATCGGAGCAGCATAATGACACAAGCATATAACTTATCGCAGCTTGCCAATAACCTAACAAGCGCAGGATTGCTTGACGCTTCAGACGGTTTGGTGAATGCTGTTCCTATTGCAAACGGCGGCACAGGAGCGACCACACAGTCAGGTGCAAGGACTAACCTTGGCGTTGCTGCTTCGGCGTTTAGCGTCCCAACTGGCGGTATCATTATGTGGTCAGGCTCTATAGCCTCCATTCCTGCGGGTTGGTTTATTTGTGATGGGACAAACGGCACTCCAAACCTGACTAACCGCTTTGTTGTAATGGCAGGCGGTGCGTATGCGGTGGGTGCTTCTGGTGGCTCGGCTGACGCTATTGTGGTTAGTCATACACACACGGCTACGGCGGGTAATCAGTCAGTAAACCACGTTCATACAATGAACTTTAATACGAGTACAGCTAGCGTAAACCACAATCACGGCATTCAAAATTATGATAGCCTTAGTGGAACACAAAGGGATGTATTTGATGCCATTCAAGTTTTTAATACCGCAGGATCGGCTAGTGCAACAAATTTTGCACCAACGGCTGATGCAGGTGGTGACCACGTTCACGCTGTAAACGGCTCTACCGCAGGAGTAAGCGCAGACCATAACCACGCTATTACTGTTGCAACCCAAGGTTCATCAGGCACAAATGCTAACCTTCCACCCTATTACGCACTAGCTTATATTATGAAATCCTAATAAAATAAACAGACAAGACATGATAAACCCGCTGTGAGTACATAGACGGGAATGCCAAGTAAAGGATAAATCATGCCAGTATTTAATAAAGCAACCCTCACACAAGTGAGTGGTTTTGACAACCCCATTATTGCGGGTGAGCTTGTCTACCAACAGCGTACATTTTGGAATCTGTCATTTACTAACGGGGCTACTCCGGTTAACCTGACAGGCGCAACCATCAATGCACAGATCATCCGCAGGCTTTTAACTAATGTTAAAGATAGCCGTTACGGTTTGACCTTTGACATCTCAGACTACAGCCCACCACCAGTAGCAGTACCGTTGACGATTACCAATCGAGTAGACGCAAACGGAACATTTACATTAGTCATTGATGCGGATGCTTGGGCATTAGTTGCCAACGACCCAGAATTAGACATTGCCTCAATTAACGGCGCAGGATTTAGTGGTCGAATTAAGATCAGCTTTCCTGCGGCTGGAACAACTCCGGCAGAGGACAACATTATATTTTTGTTGTTTCTTGTCCGTTCTGACGCAATTGTGAACTGAGGTTAGTCATGGCAAATTTAAATGTAACCGTTCAAGACGGCAATAATATCAATGTTGAAGTTACTCCAACTGCTCAACAAACAATAACGATTGATCGTGGCGTATCAGGTGTCGGCATTGAAAGCGTAGGCATTGTTTTTATTGCTCCTAATTATTTTCTTGAGTTTACTTACACAGACGGAACAACGGAGTTAGTAGAACTGCCTGCTATTGCAAGCGGAGTGGTGTCGTTTAATACTCGAATCGGTGTAGTTACATTAACATCGGCAGACGTAACCACAGCGTTAGGCTACACACCACCAACACCGACAGGAACAGGCGCAAGCGGTACATGGTCTATAAGTGTCAACGGTAACGCAGGGACAGTTACCAACGGAGTCTACACAACAGACACCGGAACTGTTACCAATACAATGCTTGCAGGCTCTATCGCTAACTCTAAATTAGTTAACTCTGCAATTACCATTAACGGAAGCTCTACAGCCCTTGGTGGCTCGGTCAACGTAGGCACGGTTACAAGCGTTACAGGCACAGCACCAGTAGTATCTAGTGGCGGTACAACACCTGCAATCTCAATGGCAGCGGCTACCACAGCGGTCAATGGATACTTGACTAGCACCGATTGGAATACATTTAACAACAAAACAAGCAACACAGGAACGGTTACAAGCGTAGGCGGCACGGGAACGGTTAACGGTATTACCTTAACGGGAACAGTCACCACAAGCGGCAACATTACGCTAGGTGGCGCATTGTCGGGCGTTAACTTAGCCACTCAGGTAACTGGAACGCTTCCACCTGCAAACGGCGGTACAGGCATCACAGCACTTGGGACAGGCGTAGCAACCTTTTTAGGTACGCCAACATCAGCCAACCTAGCCGCAGCCGTAACGGATGAAACAGGCACAGGTGCGTTAGTGTTTGGCACATCTCCAACCCTTACAGCACCAATTATTACAGGCGGTACATTTAATCCAACTACGTTACAAGAAAACGGTTCTCCTGTTGTAGTCCAAACAGACATCGGCACAGCACCAAACGAAATCCCGCTTAATCAGTATCTTGGCAACTTAGCTTATCAGGACGCTGCAAACATTGCGGGTAACGTAGGTGTTGGTGGGGTTTTGACAGTACAAGCCGGAACTGCTGCGCTACCTTCTGTTACGCCAATAGGCGATACAAATACAGGTTTATTCTTTCCTGCTGCTGACACCATTGCTTTCTCTGAGGGCGGTGTTGAGGCGATGAGGATTGATAGCGTAGGTAACGTAGGCATTGGCGTTACCCCTAACGCATCAGCACTACTAGACGTACAAAGCACCACGAAAGGCGTGCGTATGCCTAACATGACTACCACGCAAAAAAATGCGATTGCAAGCCCTGCGGCTGGTCTGATGGTCTTTGATACTACTTTGTCTAAGCTATCGGTTTACTCAGGCGTAGCTTGGCAAACCATTACATCAGTTTAAGGACACATTATGGCAATCGCACAGAACTTCCCAACCATTGCACCATCACTCTCGCTTGACTTTGCAAACGTCCAAGCACTCGATCCTCGCATTACCTACGCCAGAGCAAGCACAGCCACCTACTATGGCACTCGCACGGCGTTAGCAGAGCAGAATTTGTTGTTACAGAGTCAGACGTTTGATAATGCGTCTTGGACTAAAGCACGAGTTACTGCAACGGCTGACGCTACAACTGCGCCAGACGGAACAACAACAGCCGAATTACTTGTCGCTGATGTAAGCACATCACAAACACATTCAATACGACAATCTGTCACTACTTCAGTTTTAACTTATACGCTTTCTGTTTACGCAAAAGCAAGTGGTTTGTCGTGGATTCGTTTAAGCAATTCAACCCCTTCAGTAGCATTTGCCTTTTTTAATATTTCAACAGGAACTATTGGTACTGTTGGGGCAAACGCTAATGCCTTTATTTCTGATGTTGGAAATGGATGGTATCGTTGTTCTATAAACTTTACAGCAACTGCGGCATCAAACGCTTTTGACATTAACCTAGCCGAAACAGATAACGCTACTCTATTTATTGGCGATGGTACTTCAGGCGTATTCCTTTGGGGCGCACAGCTAGAGCAACGCTCTGCCGTAACAGCCTACACCGTCACAACCACACAGCCGATTACAAACTACATCCCTGTTTTAGAGACAGCGTTATCAGGCGTGGCGAGGTTCGATCACAACCCCACGACTTTTGAGAGTTTAGGTCTGTTGGTTGAGCAACAAAGTACGAATTTGATGACGTATAGTGATGATTTTAGTAATGCGGCTTGGACGAAAACGGCAGTAACAATTCAAAGCAATGTTTTTGTTGCACCTGATGGTACATTGACAATGGATAAACTTGTTCCGGACACAGGGACACAGTTATCAACGGTAAATACAAGTTACACGCCAACTACAGCTATTCATGCTTATTCTGTGTATGCTAAAAAAGCAGAAAACCGCTATTTACAGTTAATGGTTAGCGGAGCTTCATCTGGATATGTAAATTTTGATTTGGAATTGGGAACGGTGTCCGATTCTTCTCTTTGGAGTGGAAGTATTCAAAGCGTAGGAAATGGATTGTATAGATGTATTGCTATTACGAATGCTCTTGTGGCTACCGCATCAACATGGAGAGTTGTTGTTGTACCATCCGGCACATCCGCTAGAGGTGCATCCATAACAGGCAACGGCTACAGCGGCATCTACATCTGGGGCGCACAACTCGAAGCCTTAGCCTTCCCAACGTCCTACATCCCAACTGTAGCATCCCAAGTAACTCGTGCCGCTGATAGTGCGAGCATGACAGGGACGAATTTTACGTCGTGGTTTAATAATGCTGAATTTAGCTTATACCAAGACATCCAGTTTCAAATTGGCTCTCCCGTGCGCCTTGGTGATACCTTTGCCAATAACATAGAAACGATTAGAAACAATCAATTTTCGGCAGGAGTGTACGGATCTTTAAGTAATACTGCATTTCCAACGCAGTTCTATAGTGCTGCTGGTTCTCCTTCGTACCCTGTTAGCGCTTTTGTAGCAAACCAACGCCAAGTGACGGCTTTTGCTATGTCACTAAACTCCTTTGCGTCAGGGTATTCTGGTGCAGGGGCTACTGCTACGCCAACTTACAATCCCGCAGCGGGAACATTTAGTGGGTTATATTTTGGTGGCGCTATTTTAGGTGCTAATTTCACAGGGCGCATCCGCAAAATTGCCTATTACCCACTCCGCCTAAGCAACACCAATCTTCAAGCGTTAACAAGCTAAAGGAAACAACATGAACACCCAACAAATGAAAGTGCAACTCCGTAATGACTGGAAGATTAAGCCAGAAGCCTTACAGATTAACGGCAAGGTGTTTAAGTTTATTCCAATGCACGAACTGACTGAAGATGACACAAGTATCTATGTCGGCGAAACAGCAATGATGGCTGTAGACCCAAGCTACCCTGATGATGCACCCTCTTGGATTGCGTCTGGTGATTTAGTAACTGCTTAAGGAATAATTATGTACACAGATTTATATTTGAAATTTGCAGACGAAGTAGAAGCTATTGCTGTCCTCTACACAGTCACACCAAGCATTGAAATTGAAGGTGCTGTGACTGCGGATGCGGTGATTACGCCTAACTACGCTAACATCGACACAATCGGCATTATCTACGAGCCAATGCCTGACCCACTACCAGAGCCACCACCAGAGCCTGTGCCTTACGTTGGCTGGTTTGTTAACGTCCGTGTAGTAGAGGGCGAGAACGCAGAGCCGCTAATGCCTTTTAGTATTGATCCACAGCCGTATCCTATGCGTATCTGGGCTTAAAGGAAGAGGTTTAATATGTCACAAGCAGGATTCACCCCAATCAAGCTCTATTCGTCCACGACGCCTACGGCAGTGCCGACTGCTGGAAATTTGGAACAAGGCGAGTTGGCGATCAATACCGCTGACGGTAAGATCTTCTACGAGGATAGCTCTGGCGTTGTTCAGGTTCTGGCAACTAAAGACGCCGCTGCGGGAAATTTTACGACGCTCGATGCAACAAACCTAGAGGTCACGAACCTCAAAGCCAAGGACGGTACGGCAGCGG